ATAGCTGTAGCTGGTAAAGACCCCGCAGTTATTTTTGTACCGCTAACTGCTGAGATTTTTACATCGGTCACACTTGAATCAATTAGAGCCGCCGTATCCACAGATAAATTGGCTAGCTCGACTGCCGTCACGGAATTTGTTCCGAGTTCAGTTGCAGAAATACTCCCTGCAAGAATTTTTGAACCTTGGATACTTCCAGCTAACTGAGCATTTGTAATCGTTCCTGATAAAGCAGATGTCGGATAATTTGTAGCATCTGATAAATCAAAAGCTGGACTACTATCTATATCCCCCAGACTCAGGCTCACACCCCCGATATTGATTGAAGAGTTAACTAACTTAGAGTTGGCGATTGAGCCAGCTAACTGAGCATTCGATACCGTTCCTGTTAAAGAAGACGCGGGATAGTTAGTTGCATTGGTTAAATCAAATGTTGGAGTCGCATTGCTATCACCGAGGTTGATACTGACCCCCGCTAAAGATATGGATGAATTAGCTAATTTATTATTTGCAATCGATCCAGCTAACTGAGCGTTAGTAATCGTGCCGGTTAGAGAAGATGTTGGGTAATTAGTAGCGTCCGTTAAATCCAGAGCCGGAGTATTATCGACACTCCCTAAAGAAATTGTCAGACCGCCAAAACTAAAACTTGAATTAGTTAGCTTCGCATTGGTGACATTTCCATCTGTAATGCTTGCTGTTACTACGGTATTTGCACCAAGACCTGCCAGTGCTGAACCGGGTATTGAACCCGCATCAATTAAGGCTACTCCCTGTTGTATTAAATTCTTCGCTGTGATTTTACGAGTCTCTGACCCCGAAATATCGACTATGGGGACTTCATCAGCCGCCGCGACACTCGTTAATACGGGCAGTTGACTTATCTGGAGGTCAGCCATTCACTTGACTCAACTATTTAACTTATCTTAGTAGCTTATCCTTAATTAAGTTCCCTCCTCTTCTAACCAAATCCTATCTCCTGTCTCCTGTAATAAATAATCTGTAGATTCTTGAAGTAGATATCCCGGTGTATTACCTGTTTTTAATTGAAATTTTCCAGTGGTTACAAACTCGATGCGCGTTTCAACAACCCCTCCGGCAGGTACGTTTATAGCGCAATTAGTTATCTGCGCTTCGCATTCCCACCAACAATTATTTTTAGAGTGTGCGCTTTCGCGATACATAAAGAAGCGACCATTAAAGTCACATCCCTGATCTAATCGAAGAATTAACCGAGCTAAGTAAGCAGCAAATTCTGGTTTTAAAGCATGTCGAGTATCTGGGTCAGTTAATAGATAACGATGTTCCCAAAAACAATTAACTGTGCCTTGACCTTGAATTAAACCGTTTTCATATTGTTCTTTAAATTTTGATCCAAGGGTTTCTGTCTGTATTAACTCTCTATTAGTTGTAAATTCAAAATCCCTTACTTTTGCAAGTGGTCGATATGCCACGTTTCTGGCTTTAAGAGTAATTGCTTTTGAACTACTTGGAGCAATAAGAGTTAAAGCATTCGTGGGACCACCAGCTATAGCTTGATCAAAAGTATCGTATAAACGTAGTCCACCAACTTCATCTACAAAAACAAACCAACTTCCGTCTGGGTAGCTGTGACCGCTAACTAATTCAAGTGTTGAGCCATCAACAGTGGCAATTTCAAGTTTATCTCCGGTGATTACGCTATCGGATACCCCGTCAACAGAGAAACGTTTACGGACTGTATTGACATCGGATGTTTCCAATGTTGTTTGTAGCGAGTACTCAAGAGATGTCCGTTGAAGTTCAACGAATCCATCATCACCCGTGATAACTTTTCCAGCCATTAGATACTGATAGAACTAGGAGCCCCATTAGCTTCAAACGAAACATTGGCAGATAAAACTTCACCCTGCGAACTTGTCATCGAAACATTCGTCAAGACAACAGGTAACTTGATCTTCTTTATCGTGCCTTGATAATCCTTAAAGCCAAGTTCGAGAATTGTCGCTGTTTCTGCTGTTGTAGCATTTTGCTTTGGAGCAACACCGGGAACACCCGCCGCGCTACGTGCTTTGATTACTTTGCCAATAAGAGTCGTAGCATCTCCAGAACTACTGGCATCACTGTGATAATAAATTTGGCAGCTTCCTGAAATACTGCGTATCCCTTCGATCAAAGTTCGATCTGTGTCGGAAAGACTGGTTGTATCAAGAGTTGACTGCGAAGCTGAGAATGACCAAGAAACAACTTTTGCTGCTTCAGAAGCACTGCCATCTATATAAAGCTTGCCATCTTGACCTGAATAAAATGCCACTTGATTTAGGTAAGTTGGGGGTAATTAACTTAGTGTAGGTGAATCTAGACAAGCAACAAAGGAACAGGTCACATTACTGATGCCTTTTTGCACACTCTTAACCTTTGGCGGCTTTGCGTAACGCCACCGAAGACCTGATTCTTCTAAGTAAGCAGGAAGACCAGACTCCGCACCATTCAATCCATCACTTGTACTAAACGTCACCCATCTTGTATCTTCATCTGCCGTTGTCCAATTTTCATTAACAGTTACGTAGTTATCTAAAATTTCATCGGCCTCACTATCTGTAATGTTAGAAAAGCTTAAATCCAAGGTAGATTCTGATCTTTTATTTCCATAACGCAGGTAAGTTTTTGTTCCGTCGAGAGAAACAAACTCTTGCGTCGGGTATTCTCCCGGTGTGTAAGACCTCGACGTGGCCTTGATTGTTGGGAAGGGTTGCGCTCCAGTTGCCATTAGGTAAGTTCCATAAAGTGATTAAGGACACCACTCCATCCATCTAGAATAGCTAATGAACCTGAATCAGTTAAGGGTGCATGACTACCAGAAATTTCAACTAAGCCATCTTCTGAATAAGAAATAGTCTCAACCTTATATACCCTGTTTGTTGTCACCGAATCTTTTATCGCAAATAAAACGCCTAAAGGTA